TACATATTACCTTCCATCTTTAACAACTACATTAGATGAAGAGTACATGATAAATAAAGTATTGTGTTATTCTAAGATACTTGCAAGTGGTGTAAACACATCTGTTGTTGCATCACAATTAATAGATTCATTAGCTAATTTTTCTTTAGCAGGAGTTTCAGTTGGAGATATTGTAACTAATACTTCAGTTGCTCCAATGACAACAGCTACAGTAACATCTGTAAGTGCTACAATACTAGGGCTTTCTGCAAATATATTTACATTAGTACCTCAATCTTATAGGATTGTTGATGCTTCAGTTCAAAATGAAGCGGAAAAAGTTTCAGCAGGAAAGATAACATTATTAAATATGTCACCTATTACATCACCATCTGTTAACTATCCCGCATACACTCAAACAAGTGATTTAATAACTTTTTTTCCATCAAGTATTATAAACCTACCATTGCAAGTTGAAGCAACTTACTTTAGATATCCTAAAGAACCTAAATGGACATTTACTTCTTTAGCAAATGGTGAGCCTGTATTTGACCAATCACAACCTGATTATCAAGACTTTGAAGTAGGAATGCAAAATGAAACTTCATTAGTTGTTAAGATACTTCAATATTGTGGTATATCAATTAGAGAAACATTAGTTGCTCAATTTGGAAAGCAAGAAGAGATGGAAAACAATGCACAAATACCATAATATATAAAACATGGCATATATATCACAGTATGAATATTATGAGAATAATGGAAACAATCCCGATGACTTAAATTGGGGTTCATATCAATATGTTAGTTTAGCTGATATTGTAACAAACTTTCTTTTAATGTACTCAGGAAATCATTCTTTAGTAAACAATGAAGAAAGGTTTAAAATTTTATTTCACGCAAAACGTGCAGTTCAAGAATTAAACTATGATGCCTTTAAAGAAATAAAAATATTAGAATTAAATGTTCCAAATACATTAAGATATATATTACCTTCTGACTATGTTAATTGGGTAAGAATATCTATATACCAAAATGGTTTATTAAGACCATTAAGTGAAAACATTCAAACTCTTTCATCAAAAGCATATCTTCAAGATAATCTTTCAAATATATTGTTTGACCAAGATGGCAATGCTCTTTCTCCTCAGTATTCTAATATAGATTTTGATAGGATTAAAGGACAAAAAAAATCAATATACTTAAATGCAGGAAACCAATTTAATGGTCAAATGGGTTGGAATGTTGATGGGCAGTGGTATTTTGATTATGCTATTGGAGCAAGGTTTGGTTTAAATACAGAAACGGCAAATGCTAATCCTACATTTTCAATAGATAAAAAATCAGGTGTTATTAATTTTGATTCAGGAATGTCTGAACAATTATGTATTTTAGAATATGTATCAGATGGCATGGAGGGAGGAGATAATTCTTTAATAACAGTAAATAAATTATTTGAAGCTTATGTTTATGCATATGTAAAATATGAAATTTTAAATGCAAAATTTGGAGTTCAAGAATATATTATTCAAAGAGCTAAAAAGGATAAGCAAGCGTTATTAAGAAATGCAAAAATAAGAATAAGTAATATTCATCCGGGAAGACTTTTAATGAATTTAAGAGGATTAGATAAAATATTAAAATAGTATGCCAAAGTTTACTAGAAACTTTACTGCAGGTAGGATGAATAAAGTTCTCGATGAGAGAATTATTCCTAATGGTGAGTATATTGATGCGATGAATGTCAGAATGGGTTCGACAGAAAATGCTGAAATTGGGGTTATTGAAAATACAAAAGGAAATCTTTCACTTACAACTTTAAAGTTTAACAATACATTATTAAGTGTAGATGCTAGATGTATTGGTGCATATGAAGATGGTTCACTAGAAACAATTTATTGGTTTGTTCACGATCCAAGTTTTTCATTGGGTAACACAGGTAAACTTGACTTAATTGTTTCCTATAATACAAATACATTTTTATTAATATATCACGTTATTACCATAGATAATGGTGTCAATGGTGGTGGTGTAAATACAACATTAAATTTTAACCCTCAGTATTTAATTACAGGAGTAAATAAAATAGAAGACTTATTATTTTTTACAGATAACTATAATGCTCCAAGGTCAATAAATGTAAATAGAAATTATGCTATTCCTTCAGGTGCACCGCTTATTGATGCCGGCAGTCCTACTGCAGCATTGTTACTTGAAGAGTCATTACTTGTAATTAAAAGACCACCTTCAGAATCTCCAACTGTACAGTTAGTAAATACTCAAGGAGAACAAAACTTTTTAGAAGAAAGGTTTATATCATTTGCTTATAGATATTTATATGCAGATGGCGAATACTCAGCTACATCTCAATGGTCTGACATTGCTTTTTCACCAAATGGGTTTGAATTAACTGTTGAAGCATATTTGAATGAGGGAATGATAAATGCATTTAATGCTTGTCAAGTTACTTATTATACAGGAAGCTCTCTTGTTATTGGAATAGATTTATTATTTAAGCAGTCGGAAAGCAATATAATAAAAGTAATTGTAAAACAAAATAAACAAGATTTAGGAATTGCAAACAATATATATACAAATATAGTATTTGACAATAGCAAAATTTTTACTGTTTTACCTGAAGCTGAGTTATTAAGATTATATGATAATGTTCCAAGATTTGCTAAAGCTCAAACGCTTATGGGCAATAGATTAATGTATGGAAATTATATTGAAGGATATGATTTAGTATCACTTAATAATCAACCACTACAACTTACCTATGTAGCAAATTTAATACAAGATGAAATAGGCACAGAAACTTTAACTTCAACTGCTGAAGATTCTGTTTATGATATAGATATAACATCTCCAAATTATAGTGTACCTAATTCTATTTTAAGAATAGATTTTGCTTCTTTAGCTTTGCCAACTTATGCATCAAATTTAATATTAGGAGCTACAATACAAATTCAATTAGAATTTACACACGATAGTTATACAGGAGGAACACCTACAACACAAACAATAAATACAAGTATTTCATCAACATTTACTCTTGCTGCAAATTATACTTCTCCATTTGCTTTATCTCAAAGTGCTGAATTTCAAGAATGGGTAGGAACACTTGTAAATATACTTCCTGTTTATGACCCAAATCCTTTAACTCCTACATCTTGTGATGGAATTACACTTACAGATATTTTTAATTGTAATATACCTACAAATCAAGCTAGTGGATGGGAAAAAAGAGCTTCAGGAATTACTGCTATAGATGAACCAATAAAAATAATAGCAGTAAATACAAACACTTATATTGACTTGCAATTAGTTGCAATGCAATATGAAGATGTAAACAATCTTGGAACTTATGCATATGAATATTATAGTATAGTAAGTCGTCTTATTACATTTAATAAACTTGGAAATGCAAGAAGTTTACATAGCAATAGGGGATATGAGATAGGAATTGTTTATATGGATGATTTTTTACGTTCATCAACAGCCCTTGTAAGTCCTAAAAATTCGGTTTACACTCCTTGCTCATCATCACAAAATAAAAACTCAATAGAGGTGACTATACCTGTATCACAGGTAGCTCCATATTGGGCAACAAGATATAAATTTGTAATAAAACCTGACCAAGAAGGATACCAAACAATATACTCAACTCTTGTAGTTCAAGATGTAGACAGTTTATTTTGGTTTTTACTTGAGGGCGAGAATATGCAAAAAGTTGAGGTTGGCGATAGACTTATTGTAAAAAAAGATTCAGGTGGACCAACTGAATATTGTTTATATACAACTGTTTTAGAAAAAATAGCAAAGCAAGCAACAGGTAATTTTACTGTTGAAGGAGTTTATATGCGTTTGGAAGCAGGTAATTTTGACTCGCAAGTTAGTCCTATTCCAATTTATTATGCTAATGATTCAGGAGCAGAAACAACTAATGTTGATTGGTCAGACCCTGCTTTTCCTGTTCCTCCTGCATTAACATACACAGACCTTGATGTTCCTGTTGGTTCAATAATAGGTATTATGTTGTATACTTATAGGCCAAACACATTGTTTTGTTTGAGAAGAGAGGCTAATCCTTCTCAAAGTTACGCTTATTTTACTGCTGCTCAAAATTATACTAGTATAGAGAATTGGTTTACAGCAAATCAAACAGCTATTATGGCATCATTAACATCATTGACAGCAGGTGGTGGAATGAGTTGTATATTTGTAAACACTTATAATTTATCCTTTGGTGCTATGCAAAGTCTTGTATCAGGTGGAGTAGATAGAGATGTTATAAAATTATATATAAATCGTGAACCTGTTACTAATAAGTTAAGATTTTGGATGTCGGGAACTGAGCTCTGTAGCGGCAATGCTGATACGAAACTAGCATTTTCATTACAAAGAACTACAATAGAACCTGACTTTATATTTGAAACACTTCCAATAGATACTTTACCCGATGTATTTTTTGAAAACAATTTGTCATTTGCTATAAATCCTATTACAGGAGAACACGATGGAAATGTGCAGAACCAAGACTTTCTTTTAAATCAACCTGCAATTATAGACACGGGTTTCTTTAATTGTTTTTCTTTTGGCAATGGAGTTGAAAGTTATAAGGTTAGAGATTCAATAATAGGAAGAGAATTTAATCTTGGAGAAAGAGTAACATCTGTTTCTGCTCAAGATTATAAA